GGCAATGGTGATGACGTAAAGATACACAGAGTTACCACTATTTACTCAGCAGGGACTAAAATCTGTTACATCTGCCATGTGAGAGAGTGATGATTAAGACTACACTTAAGATCAACCCCTCTCTACGCAAGAAGTTTGGTGCATTAGAGCAAAGAGCAGAAGACGCTGTAAGAGACAAACTCATAGATATAGCACAGACAGCAGTATCAGCCTCTCCAGTAGATACAGGTGCATATGTAACCTCATTTTCCTATACGGTAGGTGCTGGTCGTCCAAGAGGAAAGTCTTCAGCTAATAGACCAACAGGTCAAAATCCTCAAGCGATGCGTCAAGAAGGTTTCAACAATCTTATGACTGATGTCAACAAGCTGAGAAACTTACTTAACACAACAAGTATTACACTAAGAAACGGCTCACCACACGCTACTGCTGTAGAGTATAAGCATGGGTATCATGTATTTGCTAAGGTAAGGAATATTCATGGCTAGTATACATAACGATATTCGTGCTGCTTTAGAGACAGAACTGTCTAACGTATCTGGACTACCTAGCATTGCATATGAGAATGTTTCTTTTGATCCGACAACAGGTACAAGCTATATCAAGTGCCAGTATGTCCCGACACTCCGTAGACCTGCTGTAAGAGGTTTAAACCCACAACAGAGATACCAAGGTGTATTTACTGTTCTTGTTTATACCCCAGAAGGTAACGGCCCAGCTACTGCTGATGATTTAGCTAACAAAGTTATAGAGGCTTTTGAGGCAACTACAGACATTAGCTTTACTAACTCGTCCGATGAGACAATCATAGTGTCCATAGATTATGCTGAGAGACAGCAAGGCTTCGTGGACAGTCCTTGGTACTATGTTCCGATTGATATCGGCTGGTACATATATAATTAATTAGGAGAATAAAATGGCCTTTGCACAGGGTTCTCGTTCCAGCCTGTCATACATTGTCGAATCAACATTCGGCACGACACCTGCTGGTAACTTTACAAACTTGCCGTTTAATACACACTCACTTAACCTAACTCGTGATCGTGTTGCAGGTAATGAAATTCAAGCTGACCGTATGACACGAGTTGACCGTCATGGTAACACTCAAGTTGGCGGTGATATCGTTGTTGACCTACGTGATGGTGACTTTGACACCTTCTTAGAATCAGCTATGCTTAATACATGGGACACAAGCCCATCGTCAGCACCAGACGTACTAAAAGTCGGTACAACACCAAAGTTCTTCTCTATCGAAGACTATGCAGCAGACATCGACCAAGCTCGTTTGTTTACAGGTTGTACAGTTTCTTCAATGGCTATTTCAATGGCACCAAACCAGATGGTTACAACAACCTTTGGTATTGTTGGTTCTGATATGTCAATCTCAGCTACACAGAAGACACAAGATGCAGCTTCATCAGCACAACCTTTTGATGCTTACTCAGGTGACTTGGCTATCGGTAACGTAGGCTCTTCATCATCTGCTGCAATCATCACAGCTATTGACTTTACACTAGACAACAGCTTCTCACCAACTTTCGTTATTGGTAGCTCTTCTGCTCCATCACTAGAATACGGTATGGCGCAAGTTGAAGGTACATTCACTGCGTACTTTGAAGATGATGCACTAATCAATCGTTTCTTGAATGAAGTTGAGAGTGAGCTAGTCATTACAGTTAATGATCCATCAGCAGCTAACGAATATGAGTTTATGTTCCCACGTATTAAGGTGAACTCTGCTGATGTTGGTGTTGATGGCCCACTTAGCCGACTAATCACAATGTCCTTTGTTGGTCTATATGACAGCACAGAAGGTACAAACTTTAAGATCAGTCGCCCAGAGACTGCGTAATCCCTAGCTAGGGCGAGGGGTGCTGGTGTCGGGTCTGGCATCCCTCACAATTAACTACCCGATAATCCCGATAAAGAAGGAAACTCGACATGGACTTGAAAGATTTAACTCCAAGCAGTGACACTGTAGAAGCTACTATAGTACACCCTGCTACCCTAGAAACACTTACCAATGATGATAAGTCTCCTATGACTATCACATTACATGCACCACACTCTAAGGCTTACAAGGCTGCTGTACATGAGCAGACAAATAAACGCCTTAAGAAAGCACAAGGTAAGAAAGGTCTAGAGGTTACAGCAGAGGAGCTAGAGGACGCTGGCTTGGAACTCTTAGCTAAAGCAACTAAAGACTGGAACATCACGTTTGGTGGTGAACAACCTAAGTTTAGTGCTGCAAAAGCTAAGGCCATCTACTCAGAAGTATTTTGGCTACGTGAACAAATTGAAGAGGCTCTGAATAGCTCTCTGGATTTTATGAAAGTGTAGTATCAGATTTATGTGAATGGGCTGAACACCAGTTCAAACTGAATAAGCCCACAGAATCAGGTGCTACAGAACGTGAACACTTAGAAGAAGTAGAGAGGCAGACTGGACGTAAGATTGAAGCATTGGAACCCCCGACAGAATTTCCAGTTCTTATATCTCATGTCTGGTCTGCCTTTATTACATTAAGCAACAGTAGGTCTGCTGGTTTCTCAGGCCCAAACCCGATAACATACGAACAGATTAAGGCGTGGAAAGATTTGACAGAGACACCACTTGCATCTTGGGAAGTAGAAGCAATCAAGCGTCTAGATGTCGTATACTTAGGGGTAGCTAATGGCTGATATTAAACTAGTCTTTGATGCGGATACAGCACCAGTAGATCGTGCGATTAGGCTTCTAGATAATCTAGAGGCTGAAATACGTGATGTTGAACGTGCTGAAAAGGCTGGCCTTATCACTAAGAAAAGAGCTACAGCAGAAACAGCAAAACTTAATCAACAAATAGCAAGATTGAATACTGCCACTAGAGGTAGTGCAAAAGACTTTCGTTTATTTGAAAAATCTATCTATGGTTCTGGTAAAGCATTACGACAAAAAGAAATCGCAATGCAACAGGCTGGTTACCAGTTACAAGACTTTATCGTACAGGTACAAGCTGGGACTAACCCACTTATTGCATTCTCTCAGCAGGGTTCTCAGTTAGCAGGTTTCTTTGCTGGCCCTTGGGGTGCTGCTATTGGTCTTGGTATTGCTGCTCTTGGTGGTCTTGGCACCGCCCTGTTAGGAACCAAGAGTAAAGCAGAGGAAGTTTTCACAAGCCTTAATGATTTAGTAGACCTAAAGGATGACTTTCAGAGCTTAGGTATCTCAATGGGAGATAGTTTAGGCTCTGCTCTTGATGCTATTACAGCTAAGGTTGGTAAAGCCTCTGCTGACTTGTATAAACTTCGAGTTGATATGGCTAACTTCTCTATTGAGCAAGCCACTAAAGATATATCAACCGCCAAAGATTTTGATCTTATAGACATTCCCTTCTCTGATCGTACAGCGGGGTTTGGTTCAGACGTATATATGAGACAATTTTATAAGTCTCAAGTAGAAAGTCTTCTTGGCAATATTGGCGGAGAAACAGTAGAGGAAATAGATTCAGCCTTTTCAGCAGCTATCTCTGGTATAGGGGAGATGGTCGAGAAAGGACAAGTCGCTGAAGGTGTTCTGCAAAAGTTATTAAAGATTGCAGAAGATCAAGGGTACTTTGCGAGGATTTTACGTAAAGAAGAAAAGGCGAAGAAAGACGAGATAGATGCTCAAAAGCTAAGTATAGAGAACCTAGCTAAGCTAACAAAAGCTGAAATTGATACAGCTAATGAATCGTTAGGCTTACAAAAAGAGCTAAAGAAGGAATCTATTAATAGGCTTGCCGCTTTAACTACAGGACTATTACAAGAAGCTAACCTTGATATTAAATTAAATAATGAAGCTAAAGATAGAAAACGTCAGTTGTTTGTAGATAATTTATCTGCCGCCACTGACGCTGCCTTAGAGCAAGCTAATTATGAAATTAATATGACCGAAAAGGCTGAAGCTAGGAAGCGTCAACTCGCTATAGACACTGCTAATTTTCAATTCTCTCTTGTTCAGGACACTATAGGAGAGTTAACAGATGAGCAAGATGCCCTTAATGATGCAGCAGAGCAACTAGGTGTCAGATTAGGTATTGGCTTTGAATCTGCACTTAAGATAATCAGAGATGCCAAGAGAGAAGCTACAGTTGGTTTAGATGCTTTCGGGGGTGCTGGGGATTTTAAATACAGCGTCCCAACAACATTTGACCCTGATAAAGATAAAACATCTGGCCCCAGAGTAGTAGACCCACTAGCAGACCTACAAAAGCAAGTTGAACTAGAGCAAGCCTTAATCGGTAAGACAGAAGCTCGTCAACGCATTATACAAGCTCTTGGTGTAGACCTTAGTGGTTACAGTGAAAAAACCATAAACGATCTTGAACGTCAGATTAACAAGACTATTCAACTTGAGGATATTGAGAGAAAACGTCAGGAAGCTCTAGACGAAGCTAGACAGAAACAACAAGAGGTTGCAGATACAATCTCTAACTCTATGGAAAATGCCATGATGTCTATTGTTGATGGTACTAAGTCTGTCAAAGACGCTTTCAAGAGTATGGCGGCAGAGATCATAAAAGACCTTTACCGTATTTATGTCGTCAAGCAGATCACTGGTATGGTAAGTGATGCCATAAGTCTATACACAGGCGCACCTGTAGGTCAAGTAAGTATGAGTGCTAACGGTAATGTGTTCTCTCGTGGGTCTCTCATACCTTATGCTAATGGTGGTATCGTAGGATCACCTACATATTTCCCTATGGCTGGTGGACGTACAGGACTTATGGGTGAAGCTGGGCCAGAAGCTATCATGCCACTTAAGAGAGGCAAGAATGGTAAGCTAGGTGTACAAGTCGATGGTGGTCAACAGCAGTCTGTCGTCGTAAACCAGAGCTTCAACTTCCAAGCTAATGGTGACGATAGTGTCAAACGTATCATTGCACAACAGGCACCTAAGATTGCACAGATGACACAACAGCAGATTATGGACTCTCGT